CTCAATTCTCTTAAGTCGAAAGTTCTAACACCATCAACTGTAATTTTACCGTAGAAACGGTTGTTCACCATCTTCTTAGCGTATCTCGTCATGATACCTTTGATTGGTGTAAAGTTGAATGGGTTATACATTGTAGGAGTCAACTGTAGTGGTACATATGGTGCGTAAACGTAACCTGTATCCAATAAAGATGAACCTTTGTGACCTAACAATACTGTGTTTGGTGGGAAGTAAGGGTCACGGTAAACTTGATATCTACCTGATAACGTACCTACTCTCTCAATACCCATGTTGTATTGGTCTTGGTCTGGTGCCGCGTTAGATACGTGGAAGTATTCTAAGTCGTCGAAGATTGCAGAAATTTCAGAAGAAACTACAATCCAGTTAGCACCACCTCTTAATGTTGATTTGTGAATTTGAGCTGAGATTTGGTTAATCGCAGTAATCAAAGTTTGGTTCCAATCTTTTTGATTGTAGTTTACAGAACCGTTAGAAACTCTCTTCCAACCGTTGTAATCCCATCTCAATGACCATGCAGCACCTTTTCTCAAGTCTCTTAAGATTTCACGGTCGATTTCTGCTGCCACCTGCTCAGACAATAAAGCTGTCAATTCAGCTTCAGCGTCGATGTTGTGGAAAGCAGAAACGTCTTGTGCTAATTCAGGTGACCATTGAGCTCTCAACTTTCTTTCTGTAACAGAAACAGTTACTGACTCTAAGTCAAATGAAACTTCACCAATCTCATCTTCGAATTCCAAGTTCTTATAGATTCTATAAGTACATGTGAACTGTCCTGCAGCTGGTGCCGCATTTGAAGGTAAAGTTATACCTGAATATCCATCAAGAGATGCTGCACCAATAGATGCAGGAACTTGACAGTCAACTTCTAAGTAAATGATACCATTAGCATCACAGATGTTATCGTAGTAACCACCGTTACCTGAACCAGGCCATGAAGCCTGTGTGTTAGTACCGTACTGAACAATACCCTTACCATATTTCTGAGTAACAACTCTGAAGATAAGTGCAGATGTACCCAAACCTGAGAATGCACCTGTAGTTTGTACAGCCTTAACTTGTAAGTCAGATAAGAAAGTTTCCGTATCTTGTTCGTTTCCATCAGGACCGATAAGTTTACCTTGTCCTGCACTTGAGAAACCTGACAATGCAATGATAGCTTTTCTGTGGATTGGACCACCTGTAGTAGCACCAGCTGTAGTACCACCATTAATAGTAGTGTATACACCTTCAACTAATTCGCCATTAGACCATACTTGAGTTACTGCGTTAGAAGTTACAGAAGTATAAGCTCCTTTTGAATAGTCGAATAATCCTGGAGGGTCCAAAGTTGGTTCGTCACCCTCGTAGAAACGGTCATACAAGTTTTTACCTGTAGAGTAACCTGATTCTGGAGTTTGTGATGCACTTGCATTTGGTGCCCCGAAAGGTGCGTAGTGAGGATTGTCATATACAGTAGCTGTATCATAACCCTGAATTTTAGGTACGAAGTAGAACAATTTACCGATAGGTAAGTTCATAGCTTGTACAGAAACGATGTCGTTTGCCAATAATTTAGAGAAAACTCTTCTAACGATTGGGAAAACAACAGTTTCGAATGAACCTGAATTGTCAGTTGATGCAGCTTCGTTGATTAAGTGTGAAGCTTGGTTTTCATACAACTGAGCCATGTTTTCTTTAACGTGACCTTTAAGACCCTCTAAGAATCCTAATTTGTCCCATTTGTTGATTGTGTCTTCTTTGATAACTTTTAAGTGCTTAAGACCGATGTTACCAACAAGACCTGATTCTAATAATGCTCCCATTTTAGTATTTTTTAAGTTTTGTTTTTATTTTATTATTTTTGTCATCAAATCCTTCATTCTTAAGAATTGTGGATTTTCATACGTTTTAGACTCAATAAGGTTTGTTGCAGAACCTTTAGATGGTGATTTTTGTACTTTAGCCTCAACTGATTCTTTAACTACAACTTCTTTACCATCAAACTCTTCTTTCAAAGTCTTATACAAAGTCTTAGATTCCTTCAATGTTTCAACTGAGTCGAAACGTCTTAGGATGTTTATTTTTTCTTGCTTGGTTGTTGAATGTTCTGTGAACAAACGAGTAGCATAAGCCAAGTTTGAATTAAATACAGCAACTTCATTTAACTTTTCTCTAAAGATGTTCAATGCTTTTCTGTACTCTTCGTTCTTAACTCTTAAAGAAGTAACTTCAGCTTTTAATTCACTTTCATTAGTCTTAACTTTCATTTTAGGTAATGACTTTTTAGTTTTGTCATTTCTTGAACCGTTTCCTAATGTACGTGCAGCTTCAGTAGTTTCAGCGTCATTCATGTAATCTTGGTGAGATTTAGAATCATCACCTTTCTTACCTCCCCACTCTTCAGTAGTTTCATAGTCTTTGTGAGATTTAGAATCATCACCTTTCTTACCTCCATATTCTTCACTCATATCCTCTTCGTTCCATCCTTCATCAACCATTTCTGATTTCTCTTCGTCCTCCTCTTCAACATCCATCTCAATTTCAAAAACAACTTCTTCATCCATTTCTTCAACAGATGCGTCAGCGAATGGGTCAGTGTTTTCCTCACCTTCGTCAACTTCAGTCATTTTATCTTCTTCAGATTCAGTTTGAATAATGTACTCAACATCTTCTTCTTCATCACTTAGGTGGATTTCATCACCGTCTTGTTTAACGATAATTCCATCTTCATCACCCATAGCCTTGAAAACC